CCGCCGCCTATGGGGCACCTCTAACTACGCATGCGCTATATTTCAGGTTAGACGACGGTATGCCCGCCCATACTACCGCAGACGTCACATCAGGCGATACCGCCGGCGACGTAGACACTTCCGCAGACGCCGTTTCTCAACCAATAGGGTTTACACTCTCAGACTCACACGCCAATTCAAATTCCAAATTCAAAAACAAACCACCAGTACTGGCAACCTAATTTTTAGCTCCGACTTTGTAACCTTTGCATTGTCAGACTTCATAACAAACACACCAAACCCACAAACACTGAATTTCGAAAACTACCGGATTAAGTTAGCTAAAATGGAAATGAGGCCCACATGGGGACACTACACCATACAAGGAGACGGATTCGGCCACACGGCCGTAATCCAAGACTCCAGGATAAGTAAATTTAAAACTGTTGCAGACCAAACACAAGACCCACTGGCACCTTTCGACGGTGCCAGAAAATGGTATGTTAGCAGGGGATTCAAACGTCTCCTCAGACCAAAACCACAAATAACGATAAACGACCTCACCACAGCGAACCAGTCTGCAGCATTGTGGCTAAACAGCGCCAGAACCGGCTGGATCCCACTACAAGGAGGACCCAACGCAGCAGGAGCGAAAGTCAGGCACTACGGCATTGGCTTCAGCTTCCCTCAGCCAGAACAAACGATCACTTATGTAACCAAGCTCACTATATATGTTCAATTCCGTCAGTTTGCCCCTAACAATCCCAGTACTTAATAAAGACTCAAGCAGCAAATACCTTTTTGAGTGTTTATTGGCGCCTTCGTCGCTACCGTGTTCGTCGTGTCGGGGGGACCCCCCGGGGCCCCCCCCCCGATACAGACTAGGCCCTCCGGGCTGGTCGGGTTCTCGGGCCTGACGGCCCTGCGAACCCTCCGGCAGGGGGTCCCCCCCTGCGGCATCGGGCCTTCGGCCCGACGCCTAACTTTATTAAACATCACCGAGACTATCAAAAATTGATGGGGTGGGCGAGGAAATCAGGCCGGACTTGTTCCAACTTGTCAATGTTGTACCACCAAACACGAGTGAATCTCCGGAACAGTGGCTTCGGGTCACAGTCCTCCTTGTACCAGGTCTCCGGGGCCTTATTGCTCGTGATAATGATCCTCTTGCTCGTAAACTCCACAAAAGCGCCCTTAACTGGCACTTTATGTGGGTAACGGTCGCAGAGGCGGAGCATCTCGCAATAAGGTAGCCACCCATAAAAGTCGTCCAAGATGACGACATCTTCCCCATCATATCCATCCCACCATTCACCGCGCATTTTATAATATTTGGTCCCAGGCTGCTCATTGGCCCATCGACTCTTGCCACACCCCGGTGGCCCGTAAATGACGTCAACCTCAGTCTTAAAATCACGCGGGCGGGAACCAACCAATAGCGAGAGGCTATGCAAGCCCCGCCCATGCCTGACGTAGATATCTGGGAACTCTCGCGCGACTTCCTTCATTTTGGGTCCGGACATCACGGCAGCAACAGCTCCATCGAAAGCGCGGTGACCGTCTCTCGCCACAATGCCCAGGGTAAGTATGACGTCCCCCTCTTTACTGCAATACTTCTCGTTATCCGCGTCGCTCCCTTTAGCGCGCTCAAAATGACCTCGCGGCAGCATTTTCTTAAGCGCGCTCAGTCGCTTCTTATTTTTAAAATGAAAGTAGCCTTGCAAATGGGGAGTGCCTTGCTCACCCTTTTCCCGTCCAACGATGGCATAGTAGAATTCGTCAGGCCCGAGAGAACGGACGAATTCGATTTCGCCGTCTGTAGGGTTGTTAAGAGTGAAACACCAACGGCGACAGCCAGAGCCCTCCTTGGACGGGATGGTTCCCGGACGAGTGTGATCCTCCGGAGATTAACGGGCGCCTAACGGCGCCATTTACTCCTCCCTAGGGGCGGGCACCTCCGCAAGGCAGCCAATAGCTGCGGTGCCCCGGTGCCCCAGGCGGCGGGTAATACTAA